CTGTAATATCCGGCAATATTTGATTTTGCATTGCTTGTAGATCTGCTTGTATCAACGAGTTCTAACAATCCGCTTGATGTTCTGTTTGCAGAAAAGCCACTCCAACCGACGGTGTTTGAATATGAGATACCGTTTTTATCTACGGCTAAAACTGTGAGTGTATTTGAATTAACCGCCTGCACTTCATAATAACCGTTATCCAGTACATGAGTTGAATTTAAATCAGCATCGTTATAGACAAAGTTCTTGAATGTAAGAACGGCAGTAACAGTGTAACCATCAATCAGCGTGATAGCAGTCAACGAAACATCAATGAATTTGCCTTTATCTGTTGATGTTCCATAATTCTGAAAACTTACATTGTAGGTATTCTGAATGGTTGAAGATCCGTTAGTTTGAGTAATTGATAACGTACATCTCCACCCTATAGCCTTTTCTAAATTCTGCGGATAATTAGATACATAGCAACGGATTGAGTTTTGGATAGTCTCAACGGCAGATACGCTGATTGCTCTGTCTTGACCGCTTAAATTATACAAGCGGATAATATCACCGGAGACTAACTCATGACCACTAGACATGCCCAAATTTAAGCCGTTTAATGTAAAGGTTTCGGATATTAACTCACCTCGCTTTCTGCTGTTGCTGTCAGTAGCCGGAACCTCTTTTCCCGCACTTGTAACCTCAGTCGAATTGTACCAACATCTATGAGCATCATGTGAACTAATATCAGTATTCGGATCTGCTACCAACACATCAATATCACTTCCGACGTATGACGAAATCGGGGTACTTCCAATGTACATAGTGTTTAGTGACCAGTCATAATAACCAACACCTTGACAGAGTAACATAGACAAATATCTTACGTTATCTTTGTAAAAATAATGTTTGTCTGAAATGTAATCGGGAAAAGCCTTTACTAACCCAAACTGTTCGGGGATCGGATCTTCCAACTTCGCTTTGTTTCCCTGCGCGTTTGGATCATAGATACTTGAACCGCTTTCTTGCTTTTTGTCGTTTGTTTTCAGTTTTTTCAGCATGACCATTGTGTAGACTGCAACGGCTAACGCTATAATGATCATTGCGATACTAAAAAAACCCTGTGGTTTGATAACGAACCTTAAGCACTTTGTTTTATTCAGTTTGAATACCGCCCAAATATCACACGGTACTTCTTGCCCATCTGAATATATGGTTACATTATCTTTTAAATTCTGTAAATTCAATCTCTGTAATGAGTGTTGTAACAGTTCTAAAATTGTTAAATTTGACTGATCTAAATCAAACTCTCTGATCGGATTGTTATCAATGCAATTACAAATCTTAACTTTCATAAAACAACCTCATTTTTTCGTGTCTAAAAATTCTTATACAAGGATTCATTTTAAATGACTCAAAACAACTGCCCTTTTTGCTGTCTGTGTGCAATATATGGCCGTAAATGTACAACCCTACATGAACGAGTACAGAATGCTTAAAATAGCAGATTACGTCAAAATCTCGCGGTGTTTTAACCTCTGTAAATAAACCCTTTATTTTTTCGTACCCGACTGTCATTGTATCTTTTTGGCAGTCAGTGCATAAGTCTAACTCGATGTTCAATTCATTTTTATAAACATAGCATACTAAACCCCAGCAATCTAAATAAGGGTAACATCTGCCGTTCGGGGTATGAATGTTACGCAAATATTTTTCGATGTTAGCAGACATAACGTAACCCCTTGAACTGTTTAGCGGTATAGCGTTTGTACGGGAACTTCGCATTTAAAGTGTCGTGCCATCCGGCTGTAATCGTTGCCCCTTTGGTTGTTATCTGACAACTCGTAACAAACAGCTTTAACGTATAGATAGGTGAAACTGCGGTATCACCGTCATACTCTCTTGATGTATCGAACGGTAAATATTCTAACAATGTTAAATAACATGGAACAGCACCGGACATAACAGTATTGCATAATTCCATAACTTCACCGCTTATAGAACCTACACCAAAAGACAGTGCGCTTCCCGATTGATTAGTGCGCTCCGGCAGATTAATTTGAATACCCGATGATTGAAATTCTTGCAGTTCGCCTTGATCGTCTCTAGCCACAAAGTCATGGTAACTCTGAGCAAAACAGATAGGCTTTGACAAACTTTCGCAATCAATTTTAATAGCCATTACGGGTGCATCTGTGCCCTGCGCGTTGACAATGGCTAATTCAGTAAAATTAGGTTCGGGGTTTTTCTCCGGCAATACGTCATTTGCAAGTGTAATGTAATTTTTGTAAAAGTTTGTAGGCAGTTCAAAAGTTCCGTTGTATTTTCTGCCCTTAGTAATGCACATCTCCGACATATACCATTGCAAGCCGGATGATTGAGTCATAAAGGTAAACCATTCACCCGTGAACGTAAATACTGATGTGTTTCCATACTCTTGGTGCCATGTTTTAATCTGTTCACCATCGACATATAAAACAAAATCTACGCATAACTTGTTGTTCCAGTCATAAAATGAGATTTCGTTTGCTATATGATGCCAACCTTGCGCACTCCAACCGTTACCGATTATCATTCTTGCAAGCCACGGTAAACGCTCACCAGCATAATAAATAGGTTTGCGATTATCGCCACTGCCTATTCTCCAGTTCATAGCCGAACCGTCAGATTTTCGTCCACCGTCCTCAAAACCGCCTAAAGATAAATCACCCCTATTAATTGTATGTCCGCTTTGCGGTACACAATTGGAGGTGTTTAAAATACTGCTGAATAACGCTAATTCCTGCCAAAATGAACCATAATCGTTTGCAGTAGGGGTATAGATAGTCCATTCAAAAGTTAGGTCAACGGGTTTTGTTGCACCGCTCCAAAATGAATTATCAAAAAACGGAGGGTAAGGATAGTAATCATAATATGCACCGCTTGAACGATTAATCCTAACACCGCTTACGACTGATACACCATCGACTTCTAAATGCTCTGCATAGTACGGATCATTAATAGCATTTTCGGCAATCAGTGTACCTTTTAACACGTTCAATTTACCGTTAGCAAAGTTCATTAAAAACAAAGTATCATCATTAACTGCGCCCCTTGTTCCATATACAACATCTGCACTTACACGAATTGTTTTTGATAGTGTAACTTGACCGTCTGCGGTTGTTACATCACATGTATAAATGGCTGTTGTTGTAGGTTCAACTATGATGCTTGCAGTGGTTTCACCGTTTGACCATAAATAAGAAACTGCGGAACCGTTAACCGTTAGTTGAACTGAATCGCCTGCGGTTATTTGTTCGGAACTTGCGGTTATGTACGGTGCTACGGATAGTTCGGTTAATTTAACATAACCTAATTTAAACTCGCCATTATTCCAATTATAATGACTGGAATAAATATCAGCGAACCATAAACGATTATTTGAACTAATAACACAATCTCCGGCTGTATCATCATATGTGTAAACTAACACATCATCCACATAGCAATATACATTTGTTCCCTCTCGTTTAAGGGTGTATTTGTGCAAATCGGTTGTATTAAACCATGAACCAAAATTATGATTTGTACCATTAACAACTAAATGTTTTTCGCTGAACTTTAACTTACTTTCGATTCTAATAGGGTATTCCGTGTATCTGTTTGAGAATGTACAATCAATCTGATACTCTGTTATTTCCCTTTGCTTTTGCGACACGAAACAGATTGTAGGAACCGCACCCGACGTACATTTGAGCGCATAAGTATTAGTGTCTACTTCAACGTATTGAGCGTTAACGGGTGCATAGCGTGAATTAATCGGAGACAATATCCAGTCTGACTCGTCTGCCGTGTTATTAAAACTCTGATTTGAAAAATCAATGTCAAATAAAACTCTAGGCATAGTATTCGCTCCATGCTTGATCAAATTCCACGTTGTCAACGTCTAAAGTCATGCTGATTTTGTAACACGCACCGATATTGTTACGGAAATTCAAAGACTCTGTAATCTGCCCGTTTTGTATGCGTACCTTTCTTGCAATAATCGGATCTGTAGTTTCTAAACGGTCATTCAAAATAGGTGCAATAAACCAGTCGCACCCATGATTGATTGAGTTTTCGTAAAAGTTTAGCCATGTTTGATAGTCAGTGATGTTATTGAACTGTAGATTGACTGACAGTGTATGAGGTGCATCAACTGATAGCAAACGCTGTCTGACAGTTCCGTTCGTCATGGTAGTACGAATTACCGACGGTGAACGTTTAAGACTGTAACTGTTTTGTAAGAATTTAGGTAAAGTATTAGGGTAAAAATTCATTTTAGTATCCTTGTCTTGCCAATCCGTAAGTACCACTCATAGCGTTTGCTACTTCACCGCCATTGCGTATGTTTGCAACAATTACGTCAATGATTGTCTGCTGGTCATTGTCCGTTCTCTGCTGAACTTGTC